CGCTTCCCGTATCGCAGCGGATGTTTGTGTCATTCAACAACGTCTTTGCAGCCACATTAACGGTGTTAAGACTGGTCAGAATGGTTCCCGTCACCGGCAATGTGATGCTTGCACCCGATCCAAGACCCGGCCAGGTGATCGTGCCGATGTTCCCGCTGCCCGTCTCTTTGATGTAGAGCTGGTTGTGAATGGCGTCCGCGTCAAAGACGTTTGCCCCGAGCGTGCCACCATTCGGCAGGTATACCGAGTCAGCCGTGAAAAGACCCGTTGGACTCACGCTAGCCACCAACGTCCCCGAACTTCCTACCCACTGACTGATGTCCGCGACTCCAGCACTGGCAGCAGCGAACACCGTCCTGATGCCATCAGGGGCCAGAAAATCACCAACATCCAATGTCGCAGCAGAGGAAATCCCGATAACCACTTGGGTCTCGAAATCCTTCACACCGTTTATCGTCTGGTCCGTGGTCAGGTCAACGAACCCGTCCCCAGTACGCAAGAAAGCATTTTCTTCCGTAGTCAGACTACTGGAGCCCAGCGTCACGCCCTGACCCTGCGGAATCTGACCCCTTTGGATCAACGCCACGGCCTGCGAAGCGTCCCTCGCCCACGCATCCAAGACACCCAAGGCATTTCTTAAGCGTGACGAGAAGTCCGGCGCATTGGGCGGCGGGATGCTGGCGTAGGGGATGCCCGTGAAGTCTCTCATTTGCCGCTATCTTCCAGGCCGAAGTTCTTGCTCCCGAGCACGAGGTACTCGTAGCTGTAGTTCGTCCCCGTTGCCTCGACTACGATGCGAAGTCCTTCGCACATCATCCGCGGACTGACGCGATGGAAGTTAGAGGTACCCGAGAAGGTCTTGCTCGGCCCCGAGATCTCGGTGCTGTTGGTCTTCAGGTTCTGGAACGTGTACGTGGCCAGTGGATAGCCCGCTGTAGACCCACAGTAGGCGTACATGTCGTCCAACTCCCACTCACCGCTCAAGCCCGCCATATACATGCGTCGCGTGGTGAAGGTCGAGTTGGCGTAATCCGATGGAATCGTGCTTGACTGACCATCCCTGTAGACCTTGCCCCCCCCGACGCCGGAATCGGTACCGCCATAGCCCAGATAGAACAAAGTCGTTCCCGTGGTATGTGGAACCGCAGCCACTGACTCTAAACTGCCATAGTTACCGACCCCGTCCGAGTTCCGCATGTGGACAGGACCAGAGAACTTGAAGCTACCATCAGGACCAATGTCCTCACGGTCGTAGGAAATGTGCAGGCAGAGGAAGCTGTCGCTCGGATATACCGGGTCATTGTCGTTCCGGTAGTAGAACCTCAGCACCCGGTTCTCCGGATCGTTCAAGAGCGCAATGGGGTAGGAGCTATTACCAATGCTGGGAATGAAGTTGCGCCACGTCTGGTTCCGAGATCGGGTGATGAAGTTGAAGCCATCCGTGGTGTGGATGCCCTTGTGCGAGACGAACGCCAGCAGCTCCGACTCGCCATCGATGGTCAGCGTACAGGCGCACATCGGGTTGTAGATGCCGAAGCTCCGGGAGATGAGTTCCACCGCACGGCCACGGTCGAACGTCGAATCCCGCTCACTGGGCAGGTAGTTGAGCCTCCACACCGAGTGGTCGAGCCCGATGATGAGCCGGTTGTTCACCGTCCTGATATGGGTGACCTGGTCGTTATCCCGGGTCTCGAAGTCGATGAAGTAGGTCGGGGGGAAAGACTCGGGCTCTCCGGGGAACGAGTAGCGCACCATGGCCCGGTTGGACATGTCATTCAGGACCAACGAGTCCTGGAACACGTCCCCCGTGTTGGCTGAAGGCGGTGGGAAGTTCTTCGCCACCTGACTCGTGATGTCGCCGAAGTTGTAGACGATGGTCGGGAACTGCACCGTCGAATCGTTGCTGGCACCGTAGTACGCCGTGACCTTGACGTAGTCGATGCCGATGGAGACGTTGGCCTTGGAGACACTCACCACGACCATGACCGTGGTGTCGAAGTCCGTATCCACGAACCCGCCGATGTTGCTCGGTATCCAGCGGTCTGTGGACGATCCCAACGTCAACGTGGTCGGTGCTCCGGAGTTCGTGCTGGTGATGAGCCCTGACTTGGAAGCCGCGATGTCGACAGTCTGCCGCTCCCGCACCGTCTGCAGGAAGTGCCCGTCACTCGTGCGCCGCTTGCCCAGAGATACCGTCACCGGTACCGGGGCAGAGCCTGCGCTGACGTAGCCCTGTATCTCCACAACGATGCCCTGCACGTTGCCATTGAAAGCCGGGATGTTGAAGTTGTAGGCACCCTGCTGGGTTAGAACCTGCGTGGCGCCGATGGTGGCTGAGGCATACACACCGTCATCCGCCGCCATGCTCGATGCGCTGGCGAACCCGAAGTAGAACCCGGTGCTGTTGAACGATGCCGGGAGTCCAGACGCTGAAGCCACAGCAGTCGTGTCAGCGTGGGCAGACGCTCCGGTCCCGACCTCAGCGATCATGAACCCTACTGGGAACTTCTTGTCTGTAGCTTTGGCCTTGACCGGGCTCCGATAGATGCGCCAGTGGGTAGCGAACCCGACATTCTGGATCGTCGGCAGCTGGATGGTCGGCACGATGCTGGTCGCGGAGACAAACACCGTCGTCGTACCGTTGTCCGACGAGTAGGCAGACTCGAGAATCGTGTCCGCATCATCCTGCTTGAACCGTGAGGCTTCAGTTGTCCAGTACTCGTAGTACCCGGTGACACTCTGCGAGAACGCCCCACCACCAGCAGTGACGACATTGGGAGCAGAGTTGACCGGCAACATCCCATGCTGGCGAGTCAGAGGCGTCGCTGCAGCCGCAGTCGCTGAGAGATAGACCACTGTGTTGGTGTTGATGGCCGAACTGTCAGCCGTGGCCCCATTCAGGAGGAAGAAGCGGTTCCGGTACTGCACCGCTTCCAGCGTCTGAGCGCTCCCCACCGAGGCGATGGTGGCAAGGTCGGTGAAGGTCTGGGTAGATGTCGACACCGGGGCGCGGCGGTACTTGGTACCCGCCATGGCAATCAGGTAGTGATTGCCGTTGTCGAACTGGATATCACGTATGCCCCGTACCGCAGTCGCCGTCGCATTCACAGTCCCCCATGCAGCCCTACCAGCTGCAGGCAAAAGACTCGTCGAGCCATTGCGATAGACGAAGTTCCGCATCGCCGACAACTGCCCCGGCTTCAACTGCGCCGGGTCGCGGTCGGTTACCAAACCTCCGTCAAGCGGTTCGACTTTGCGCGGCACTATTGACTCCCAATGTGCATTGGTGTATCTTCCAGGACATGACACCGGTCTACTTCCCGACGAGACGTGACTCCGGCGGCCATAACCTGCCGTTTTCCGAGGAGGAATACCGGGCCAGCTTCTTTGCTCGGGTCGCCAAGAGCGACGATGGGTGCTGGCAATGGATTGGCGCCAAGCACCGGAACGGCTACGGACAAGCTCACAGAAACGGGAAACCCGACCGAGCCCACAGAGTTTCTTGGAGGATTCATTTCGGCGAAATCCCCGTTGGACTGTTCGTTCTGCATCGGTGCGACGTCAAGGACTGCGTTAATCCAAGCCACCTGTTCCTCGGTACCCAGTCCGAGAACATGCGGGACATGATGGCCAAGGGCCGGTATCGCAAAGGCTCAACCAAAAACGTGCCAAGAGGCAGTCGCCATTGGCTAGCCAAGCTGGACGAGCAAAAGGTCTTAGAAATCAAGAGGCTTCACGCCCTGGGCTACGGGCAAGTCCGTCTTGGAAAGATGTTCGGAGTCACTCGTGAGGCCATCAGAGCCATACTCCGTGGCTGGGCATGGAAGCACGTTGTTTCCTAGGATTGATCCCAATTTATGAACCGGGTTGTGTTATCGCCCCAGACCCCAAATACGTAGGCGCCCGGAATAAATCCGACGTCAGCGTCCGGCTGGCTCGTCTGCTCTTTGAGCATCGTCACCAACCCCTGCTCCGAGAGCGCGAACCACGTCTTCAGCTGTTCCCCGCGACCCTCGGACTTGTCCGTCAGGAAATGCCACTTCCCCCACGCCATGAGATACGGCTCGTAGTCCTGATGGATGTCCAAGACAGCGGCCGTCGCCGTGGTGGTGGGGATGGTCATCCGGCGGTAGTAGCGGAGCTGCAGGACGTCAGAGGTCGACGGGGGCTGGAGAATCCGTAGTTTCCCCCGTGACCCGACCATGAACACGTCGTAGTTGGTGGGGACGGTGATCGACGTCTGCTCACTCAGGTAGTTGGAGCGGTCATAGAACCTGCGTCCCACCGGATGGAGCGTGGTCTTGGAGCCGACCATTCTCACCGAGTAGGCGGCCTTCCAGTCCGAGGGTAGGTCGTACATGTCCCGGATCGCCGTGGCCGTGCCGACGTTGACCCCAGCCCCGAGCGAGAAGGTGCCATAGATGCCGAACCCCGAGGCTGAAGTGGCTGAGATGCGGATGCCATCGCTCAACCCCGTCATGGAGACGAAGTCGTCGGGCTGCAGGCCATGCCCGGCACCACAAGCAGCGGAGGCTTGTCCTCCTGAAGCCGACACCCCGGTGACCTGAAACGGGGCGATGATGCTGATGGGCGAGGCTTCAGTGAGGAGGAAGTTCCACTTGGCGCGGTTGTTGAAGTGCTCGAGCGCCGCAAAGAGAGAGCGCCCAGCCCGGGTCGTCATCTCCGAGTCGCCGGACGCCCCGACGCAATCTGCTATCTCTTGCGCGGCGGCACTAACCGCTTTCGTTGAGGGCTGGAACAGCGTCATCCGTGGCTCCCATCTCGGCTTCCTGCTCCGCGCGGTCCTGGGCTTCGATCTCGCTCCACTCCTCGTCGCTCACGTGCGGCTGCTCAATGGTGCGTTCACCTCGCATCTGTTCCCAAGAGGCGATGATGCTCGGTACCACCTTGAACGCATCCCGGTTCTCGGAGATCCAGTCCTTGGCGTTGGCCGCAAGCTCCTTGCGGTAGATGCGGTCCTCCACCAAGCGGGCGAGTTTGTCTTCGAACTCCTCGGGGGAATCAAACAGGAGTCCGGTCTTGCCATCCTGGATCTCGGCCTTGTAAGCCCCGGTGTTCTGCGCCAAGGTCGCTGCGGGCTTGTGGAGCACGCTCGACTCGTACCACTTGATGGCCGAGCGACAGCGGTTGAAGACGTTGTCAGTCAGCGGTGCCAATGCGATGTCGTGATTCATCATGCACATGCGGAGCTTGTACTCGACGTATTCGCACCACGGGTGGAACGTCAACCGGTCCTGCGGGATCAACTCCGTGGTCCACGGGAACTGCGACCCCCAGATGTGCCAGTGAACCTCTGGGTAACGCTTGGTAATGTTCCCCACGGCTTGACGCAGCGGATACCAGTCCTCGTAGTGAGCGATGCCCCCCTGCCACATGATGTTGACCTTGGACTCGTCCTGCTGCAGCGCCACCTGCGGGTAGTGGTCAAACCGCACCAGGTTGGGGAAGGTCCTGATACGTCTCGGCTGGATCTCCTTCAACACTGACTTCTCCACCTCGGGGGTCGAGCACTGGATCTGGTCCGCCATCTCCAGGATCTTCCGGTAGGTGCCCATCTGCTGGCGGTTCTTGGCCAGGCTGAAGCCCTTCTGGCCGTCTTGCCACAGCACCTTCTTCTCCCCTTCCTCGACCACGCCGATGTGGTGGCCGATGGGAATCAGGTTGCCGTTCATGTCGCGGATGCCCAGCGACTTGAACGCCTGGTTCAAGGGGGAGACGTTGAACAGGTTGTCGTCCGTCTCGATGACGATGCTCGGACTCCACTTCCATTCGTTGTCCCGCTTGGAAGGCAGGAAACTCTGGATGCCGCGGATGTTGTTGACAGGGGACTCGCCGATGGGCTGGTAGAGGAGGATAAGGTCAGCCTCGCAGAACTCCTTGACCCGCTTCTCCGGGGGCACGTTGGCGTCGTTCTTGTCGATGAGACACTCGACCGGCAACCCCAAGTGGGCCGCGGTGTCCAGCGTCACCCAGCAGCGGTAGTAGAACGACGCCGACCCATTGGGCGGGATCAAGCTATAGATGCGAAGCGGCTTCATGCGTCCTCCCTGACGATGTCCGAAGCGAGCGGCACTTCCACCTCCACCGGTTCCCAGCCCTCTGACGTCTCCGGAGCCCCCTCGTAGGCGAGCCCCATGTCGGCGAGATTCATGATCTTCGGTGTTCCCTGCTTCGGCTGTTCCCCACCCTGCCAGCGGCGGTCATAGGTGCAGTAATGCTTGTTCCGGTCCAGGAAGGCATAGAACTTGTTCTTGTCCTTCATGAAGTCCGGCTCGAACAACCTCGTCACCGCGCCGAACATGGGGATGTTGACGAACGAGGCCACCCGCCGGAACTCCTGCCCCTTGTGCATCGTGCCGTCATCAGCCTTACGCAACTCAGCGATGGCCTCGAACCGAGGTCCGTAGATGGTCGGGTGCTTGTCCATGAAGTCATCGACGTCGCCGAAAGCGGCATCCATCATCGTCTCGTTCTTGCCGATGAAGAAGCTCATGGCTAGTCGGTCCCCGTGTTGGGCGCACCCTTGAAGATCGTCCCCTCACCCTGAGCGGGGTCGAACTTCAAGTCCTTGATGTCCTGCTGACACATGTCCGTCGAGTACGCCCCTTCGGCATCATTGGGGCCAGCGGTCGTGCCGCCGGTGGGCATGAAGTCCGGGGTCGCCTGCTCGCGGTGCGTCTTCACATCGAAGTGCTCCGAGTTGAAGACCACCGTGCTCGGCACCGGACCAGAGGTCTGAGTCTTGAGAAGCGGCTGCGGAGATCCAGAAGTCGGCATCGGGAAGATGGCGTCCTCACGATTGCCACTGGTACCGCCCTTGAAGACGATGGTCATCACTCACCTCCCATGCCAGCGAACGGGTTGGCGTTGGTGGTACGGCCGACACCCGCCTTGTTGTGGTTCGGCTGCGCGAACGGCACCGCAGCGGGATTCGGGAACGGCGTGTTCGGGGTCGGGTTCTGCGCCGGAGGCTCCGTCGCCTTGCCCGTCATGCCACGAACCGGCAGTTCCTTCCCCACACCCCGAGACACCGTCTCTCTGGACGTGTCGGGGTGCGAGAACTGTGTCGGAGCGAAGATGTCCTGTGCGCCCACATGCGGCGGGTCCTGCGGCGGCGGCACCGGCTGCGTGCCGTTCACCCAGCCTTCAGGGTAACCGCCCGGCTGCTCCGGGTAGACCGGAGTCGTCTGCGTGATGTTGTGGGGGAACGGGTCCACGTCGATCTTGCTCAGGTCCACCTCGGGACGCCCGGCGCGCGCTGGGATCTTCGTCGGATCCCACCCGCGCGTCTTGCTCGCTGCGATCAAACCTCTGGACTGATTGCCTGCCATGCTCACCTCCAAGTAGGTGGCCCCGTACTGGCAGCCACCCACATGTTCGCTTCGTTACTAGCCGTTGGTCACGCCCGTGATCGCAGCCCACGAACTAGGATGGTCCAATTGAAGCGTGGCATCCATGAGCACAATTCCTCTCGTATGGTCGCCGCCCTTACCCATCGGCTTGTGCTGCGGGGGACGGAAGAACGCCACCTTGGCCATCGCTCGATCCCCGATGAAGTACGCACCGGATGCCGAGTTGGTCGAGATGGGGATGAACCGGTCCGTGATCACCGCGTAGAGCTGGTTGAACGGCGTCTCGAACACGTCGATGTTCGCCACCAACCTCTGGTCCGTCGCCGCGATGTTGCGGACGTTGCCCGAACCCGAGGAGATGGTGGCGTTGACGAACTGACGCTTCGAGGCGGGAGCGAACCACAGCGAATCCGGCTCCGCGCCGTTCTGGAACAGCGTCTGCGACAGCGACACGATGTCCGCCGTGGTCACGCCTGCCGACGCCGATCCGCTGATGGTGATGCCGAAGCCACGGAAACCGAACGACAACGGTGCCTGCGCTGCAGCACCCGTGTTGGTCGCCGTCGCTCCGGTCGAGAACATCAGCGACTCGAAGTTGCGGGCGAGCACCTTGAACTCCTTCATGATCTGGTGCTCGTACATGTCCCGGATGCCGGCCGGGTTGGCGTCACGCTCGCGGTCTGAGACCACGACGTCGCGCCGGAGGATGCTGCACACGTTCCAAAGACGGGTCGGTGCAGTCAGCGCGGCACCGGTACCCGCGGCGTTGAAGTCGTCGCCTTCCAGCACGCCTGCCGTCGAGGTCGCCACCAGGGTATCGACCGTCCACGAGTGGACGACGTCCGTGCAGCGAGTCTTGGGAGCGCTGGAGAAGAACGGGGTCTGGAACGAATCGAGGATGGTGACGAGGTCCGTCAGATCCTCATGGTGGATACCGCCAAGGGTGGCCTGGCCGAAGAAGCCAGCCACCTGAGTGGTGATTGCACCACCAGGAAGCGCCATGGGTCACTCCTTTGACCGGCGAGCCCCTATCGCTGCAGGAACTCGTCCGAGATGACACTCTTCAGGCGCGCTTTGGCGTAGGCTTGAGCATCCTGCGGAGTCCCTGTCTTCTGGAAACGCTCGAAGGCTTGCTGGACTGCCGCATCCTGCCCCGGCTCTCGCCGTCCGTCGCCCAACCGGAATGTCGGGATGCCAGCGTCGGCACGGCCGGGGAAGGAAGCCTCTGGCTCGCCCCCCAGCGTCTTCCGACGTGACTCCGTGAACTTCAGGAACGCATATTCCATCGCCTGAACCGGGGTGACCTCGAACATCTTCGGGTACGAGGCTGACAACTCCGGGTCAGTGTTGATGAACTGCGCCACGTCGGTCTCGAACTGGACGTAATCGGGGTGACTGGCAACGAGTTGCCCGCGAGCCTGGAGCCCATTGGAGATGGGCCGGAATGCTTCCGCGAACTCCGCCCTCACCACCTCGCGGAGCGCGTCCACCGGGACGCCGAACTCCGTCAAGCGGTCTTCAGGGCGAGCCGAACGACGGTCCGGAACGGATTGACGAGGGGTCCCCTCGAGCCCGTTCTGGAGCATCTGCGACAGGAGCAGGTCTTTCTTCTGGTTCTCATCGAAAAGACGCTTGCCCTCGGCGTCACTGGCCCGCTTCGCAGCCACCAAGGCCTCGACCGTGGGGTAGCCCATCAGGTCGGGGTTCAACGGCTGCTGCGGAGTCGGCTGTTCGTTTGGCTCTGGCATCGTTGCCTTTCCCTAGGCCCCTAGGGGTTCGCCCCGGGACTCCCTGCTACGCCCTGCCGGTCGAGTTCGTCGAGACGGCGATTGTGTTCGTCCACCGAGACTTCGTTCGCCCAGATGGCGATCATCCACTCGGCTTCGCGGATCATCGCCCTCAAGACGTCATCGTCGGTGTCGAACGGTTGCCCCGCCATGACCTTCGCGCGTTCAGCCCGGGTCAGGCATAGGGCCTTGATTGCACTCCGGCCTCGGTTCTCGAGCGCCGGCCGGATCACATCATTCCATCCCGGGCTCATCAGGACAAGTTTAACCTTGTCCAGCTGCTCCCCGGTCAGTGGCATGTCACGAGAGACCCGGCATCGGTGCCGCGTTCCCCGTCTGCATCAACGCCCCCAGCGTCTGGGGCGACAACTGCTCCAGAGGACTTGAGACGGCATTGGCCACCCCCATCGGCGACTGGCCGGTCTCCTGCGCCATCTGGTTCACCATGGGGACTTGCGAGACCAGCAACTCGTTGACGTTCTTGAAGTCGAACAGTTCGAACGCCTGCCTCGCAAAGTTCGCCCAGTTCACAAGTTGCATCATCGCAGGATTGGCCGACATCATCTGCAGCAGGGACACCAGATTCTGCTGGCGGACCGTCTTGCCCATCATCTGGCTCGCTCCCACGGCTCGAGCCCGGTAGTCGGGCACCAGGTCCTCGTAGTCGATGGTCGCCTGCTCCGGTTCGTAGGGCAGGCCCGTCGTCGGATTCGTGGTAGCCAGACTCCCCAGGATGCGGATCTCGTGCGGGAACTGGAGGTACTTCCGGTCCAGCTTCCTGAAAGCGTTGGCCAAGGGCTCAATGAACCCTTCCTCGGCGAGACGGGTCTCCATGGCGAGACGGGTCAAGGCGTTCTCCTGCCGCCCCAAGAACCCCCGGGCAGTCTCTCGACCCGGACCCGCCACACCACCCAGAAGCGCCTCGGTCTCACCGGTCCCCAACTGCATGAACTGGAACAACTGGGCGACTTCCGTATAGGCGGCCTGCAGTCCCCGCATATCCGGGGACAAGGCCCTGATGGTGGTCTCGTCCGCTGCCCCATCCACCAGCAGGATGCGTCCAGCCCTTGAGAACAGGTGCTGGGTGTTGATGTTCACCCCGGAGTTCGCCACCCACATCGGGTCGATCAGCAGGTCCAGAGCGTCCAGTTTCTGGTTCGCCAGCCGGTTCGCCGTCTGCTGGGGGCCGAAGGCCACTTCCGTCTTCGCCACCCCATCGAAGCTGTAGGGGTCGGGCATCGGGGCGTAAGAGGCGAACGGAAGCTCCGAGCCGAAAGGGCTCTCCCGGTTCTTCAGGACCACCCGCTGGTTGCCGATGGCGATGCAACGGAACCGCACCCCGTCCTGAGCGAACTCCTTGGGGACCAAGCCGTGCATCTCCCATATCTCCACGGGCTTGGCGAATCGCTCGGAAGCTCTGGCCTGGTAGTCGTACTCGTTCCGGTAGGTCACCCGGCGTCTCGCGTACTCCTGCGCCAGCGTCGTGGACATCGGTGACTGCTTGAGCTGCTGGACCGCCCCGGCGTCAAAGTAGGGGTAGTCCGAGTTGGCGTCTTCGATGAGGTCGTCAAGGTCGGCGTAGTAACGGTGGATGACCCACGCCATGTCCTTGATCTTGGTCCGCGCCGGCTGGGGCCAGAAATCGAGCCTGTCCACCGGCTCCCAGTCGGGACCGTCGAACACCGTCGCCATCCGCTCCCGGACCACCGGGACCTCGAGCCCCGGAGCCACCATCTCCCGGTTCCGGGTGCGTTCCATCCGCTTGATCTGCTTCCAGCCGTAGCGGGCGACTGCGGTCCCGGAGATGTCCCCCTGAAGGAAGAAGTCGGCAGCCTTGACCACCGAGTCGCAGTCCTTCATCTGCGCGGACACCAAGACCTCGTTCTTCCGCGCCCTCGCCACGTCTTCCGGGGCATAGCCCTCGAACCCAACGATGGGCCAGGTGCCGAAGGAGGTCTGCACCTTCCTCGCCACGTCGGACTGGATCATGGCGAAAGTGAAGGGAATGTTGACGTTATTCCGGAACTGGGCGAGCCGTCCCTGCCACACCCCCCGGTAGGCGTCGTACCAGCGCTGGAGCCTCGAATAGACCCCCTCGTAGTAGCGGTGGGACGCCTGCCGCCTCGCATCCACCAGCTCCATGATGCGAGCGTTGGACATGCGCGCAGCGACATCAGGCCCCGGAGGAGTCGACTTCGGTGTCGGAAAGCTCACCATTCCTTGGGTTCTCCAGACGGAGTGAGGCTAGGGGGTCGCTACGCCAGCGTCAACAGGTTTGAGCCAGCGGTCCCGCCACTCAGGCCACGACTTACGCAGCCCTAGCTCGGAGTCGTTCAACTGGTTCTCGCCCAAGTTGGACCAGATGATCTTTGGCATGTTGTCGGCGATGGGGTCGTGGACCCGGATAGCCGGGACCTTCAAGAGCCCTGCCAAGGCCACCGCACTAGAGCCGACCCCAATGAAGGCCCGGGAGTCGGCGATCAGGTCGGCGAGCTTCAGGAAGTCGCCATCGTCCACGAACTCATGCCAGCCGGGGTATGTACGCTTCCCGATTTCACGGTCCCGATCATTCCCGACGAACACCACGTCATCAAACAGGTCTGCAATCTCGTCCCTGATTCCAGCAAGGAACTTCCAGAAGGCCGGAGTCTGTCGGTTATGGGGGCAAACTGATTGGCCATGAAGTACAAGTCGATTCTGCTTCTCTCCGGTGCCTGCCTTGATGCTGGGGGTTGAAGAGAACAGTTCCTGAGAGACATTGATCGGGACTTTCGCATTGGCCAGTGTCTCCAGTGAAATCTGTCGCTGCGGGAACATCCGGAGTCCCAGATGGAAGATGGTGTTGCCCTCGAACGCTGAAGTTGGGAGATCGAAGTGGAATGGTTGCCCACCACAGTTCCAATGCTCGACGCCGGGAATCAACTTGACCTTGGCGACATGGGGCTGGGCCTCGAACAGAGGCACCAAGGGCTTGCAGGTCTTCTCGTCCATCCACAACTCGAAGTCACCGACCTGCTTCCCATACCAGAACGCCACCGGCCACTCGAGTAGAGAATCACCCAGCTTACCCGGCATCGTGAAGACTGTGCTCACGGTTCCCTCCGAACGTAGATGTTGTCATACTCATGTCTGCTAACGACGTCGTAGCCCGGGATCTGGATGACTTCCTCGGTCCATTCCTCGAGCACAATGACTTTTGGTTTCCAGCGCTCCACCGTGAACCCTGCCATCACTTGTCGCTCCCAGTTCTCAACGTCCACCGTGAGGTAGTCCAGTTTTGGGAACCCGGCTTCATCCAGAACTCTGTCCAGACGCCTCACCCTGACCTGGAACAAGTCTGCTCCGTCAGCATGGCCCTCTGGCATCAAGGCAGAAGAAGATGCGTGGTTATTGCCCTTGACCGACTTGAACGTGGCCAGCTCAGCGTCTTCCGCTGAGCAAGCCACTTCTCTCCACAGCCTACGGTTCTTGCGACCAGCTTCAGCCAAGAGCGGGTTCGGCTCAACACACAAGACCGTCCAGCCCTTCTGCTCGAAGAACATCGTGTTGCTGAAGAACAATCCATCGTTGGCACCAACGTCGCAGGCATGGCCGACGTAGTCACCGAACACCTTGTCAACCGCAGCATCGACTCCGTTATTTGAGTGATACTGGAACTTCACTGGCGGCCCTCTTGTCGTTCAGACTGGAAATGAACATCCGTCGCTGCTTCGCATACCAGACCAAGAACACCAGAGCGTCGTCTTTGATCGCTTCGCGCTTGCTCACCTCATCGAACACAGGATGCTCGATGTGCAGTTGCGAGGCCTGAGAGTGGACGAAGTCGGTCGCTTCGCCTAAGACCTGGATGATGGTGTCGAAGGTGTAGTGCCGACAAAGCGGCCATCCGAAGTGGCCGACCGCTGCTATCCACTCTCGGGACAGAGCCGGGAAGTTGCAGAAATCCCCGCCGCTGTGGTGAGCAGACACGACTCCAAGCCTACCGGGGAAATTCTCGAACTGCTTCTCCAGCCACACATCCCAGCCCCGCGGACTGATGCTGACGTCATCGCCAGCAAGGATGTAGGTGCTATAACTCGGGAACGCCTGAACCAGAGCGTTCACCGATGCCACGAGGCCGACTCTGGGACCGATGATGTATTGCGTGCCCTGAATCACCTCGGAGTAGGCATCCCACTCGTCTTCATCGACGTAGGCCAGCACTTCAGCCGACTGCGCCGTACGCTGCACGTTGCCAATGAGACGCTTCAACCCCTCAGGCTTGCCCCGGCTCGGACAGAGAACGCCGATCACCGGAGAATCCACACGTCGTTCATGGCGTTCCGCGCGGTCTTCTTGTAGCCACGGGCTTCGAGATAGAGGTCGATGGGTCCGACCCTGTCCCAGCATTCGGTGACGATGACCTTCGGCCGCCAGCGTTCGAGGCTGCAGCCCTTCAAGACGTCCAGTTCCGTGCCCTCGGTGTCGATGCACAGGGCGTCCAGTTGCGGGAACTGCCACTTGGCCATGAGTGAGTCCACCGTCTCCAGCCGGACCTCGAACTCCTGCCACTTGTTGTTGGCAGCGTTGTCCCTGATGAGATCCGCGCGGTCCGTGGGCACAAGGGACGACAACGCCTCCAGGTTCTCCTGGTTCGCGTGGAACGTCGCGGTACCAGTGTGGTCCGAGCAGGCGCACATCTCCACGAACGCCCGCGAACTCTTGAGGAACTGCGCGAACTCGGGATTGGCCTCGACTGACAACACTGTCCAGAGATGCGCGATCTCCAAGACGTAGGTGGTGTTGATGGAGATGCCATCCGAGGCACCGACGTCGATGGCGTAGCCCCGGTAGCCCTCCGGAAACTGCTGAATGATGAACTTGGATAGATGTCCGTTCGGAGGCAGCGGCCGCTTCCGGCCGTCAGATGGCACCAAGACCTGGGGCTCGTGAATCATGACACCACCGCCTTGTAGCCCAGCCCTTCGATGGGCTGAGTCTGCGTCACCGTCTTGGACCCGTACATGTCCTTCCTTAGCGCCGCGACGACGATAGGAAGGTCCCGAGACACGAAGCTGAAGAACGCCACGTAGTCCCACATCCTGACGTCCTGATTGGCCTTCGGGTCGTAGTCATGGTCGATGTGGAACGCCGACTCCGGGGCGTGGACGATGCCCGTCATCTCGCCGATCAACCCGGTGACGATAGGCCAAGCGTAGTGCTTCATCAGCGGACAGGCATACCAGCCAACTATCTCGATCCACTCCTTGGACACGAACGGCATGTCGACGTGGTAACCATGCGGGTGATGCGGAGAGACGACCGCAATGCGGCCCGGGAACCGAGCGATGGCCTCGAGCGTCCACTGGTCCCAGCCTGAAGTGGTGATGGCACTGTCATCGGTGATGAGCCCGTAGACGTCGTAGCCGGGGAAGCTCTTGACCAGCGCATTGGCTGAAGCGACGGGACCGATTCGGTCTCCGAACAGGACTTTGACGCGCTTGGGGTCGAGGGACCGCAGTACGAACTGGTACTGCCGGTACTGGTCTTGGTCCACGTAGACCAAGACATCGGCGGAACTCGTGTTCAGGACCGACGTGGCAGCCACCACAAGCTGGGCATACCTATCGCGGCTGGGGATCAGGACGGCGACTTTCACGACACGAACTCGATGGACGGCAAGGGGAAGCAGAACGTCGTGCCTGCGTCGAGCAGCTCGCGTTCGCGCTTGACGAACTCGTCCCGGAACGCCCACGGCAGCGCCATCAGGTAACGAGGGCACTGAAGTCGCATCGCTTCCTCGTTGACGATGCTCAAGGTCGTGCCTGCCAAGTAGAGACCTTCCTTGGCCGGGTTGCGGTCGGCGATGCCGGCGAAGTGAGCATTGGCATCGAGGTACTGGAGCAGCACCGAGCCCTTGGTCGAGGCCCCGTAGAGCCACGTCTGGCCGGACAGCGACATCGGCCCCTGGAGCATGTCGAGCATCGTCTGCCGCCACTTGGCGACCCGGTTGGCGAACCGCCGGCAATCCCCCGCCGTGGGACGCTTGAATCCTGCCACCGAGATGGGGGTTACCACCTTCGACTGCTTGGTCGCCACGATCCGCACCGAGCCACCATTCACCTCGTTGTAGGTCACGGAGATGATGGAGAGGCCATGACGTCCGTAGAGCTTCGCCAACGTCGGCACGTCGTAGTAGCAGAGGTGCTCATGGCAGATGGCGTCGAAGGCGTTCTTCTCCAGCATGGTCGGGGAGTCGTTCAGCTGGTTGACCCACACGCCACCGGGAGCCAGTGCTCGAGCGATGTCAGCAACGAACTCATCGGGCTCATCGACGTCGTAGAACATGGCAGCGGAAGTGATGACGCTGCAGGCACCCTCCCGCCCGGCTCGCAGAATGTCGTAGTCGGCGGAGAAGAAGTCCCCGATAACGATGTCAGCGATCTTGTGCAGGTCCTCCTGGAAGCTACGCGCGGGCTCGCAGGCGATACGCTTGAACTTGTCCGGGACCTTCGAAAGCAGATAGCCGTCGTTGGCCCCGATGTCGAGCCATGTACCCTCGGAGACGAAGTTCAAGGCGTCGGAAACCAAGTCGTCCAGCGCCAGTCTCATGCTCTGGTTCACTGAAGACCGGTACCAGTAGGTGCGGAACAGGCGGTCATGGTCGACCGTGTGCAGCAACTGCAAGAGCCCGCAGGCCGTGCAGCGCACAAGATGGAGCGGTGCTCTCGGGAGCATGGGGTCGAAGGGATCGGAGACGAAGCCGACCAGGAACTGCTCACCCAAATCCAGCACCGTCTCCAGGTTGCCCTTGCAGGAGCGACAGGTGGTGCGGATCGAGTAGATGTGGTTCGAAGCCCGAGAGATGGTCAGGGCACCGTCTGCGCCTGCCGTGGCTTTGATGATGTCCTTCATGGCTTCCTCATTAGCGCACCACCCAGAGTTTGGTACAGGAGGAAATCGTGGCGGCCCCACGAATCAGGCCGGGGTTATCGTCGATGAACAGTGGGTCCCCAAGAGACCTCAACACGATGCCCTTGCTGACGCCGATTGAATGGATGTCCTGCCCCCAGCATCGGTGGAGTTCGGTGAACGGTACGTTGAGCCTTGCCAGCTTCTCGTGACGAGCCTGAACAGTCCACTCTCCGACATCAGCTGGACAACCAGTGACAACGTGGACCTCGTGACCGGCAGCGTGAAGGTCCCGGGCCAGTTGGGCGATAACAGGTACATCGAGCGTATCGTCAAGGTCGAACGCATAGCGGCTCACCGGATGGGTTCTCTCGGCACTTCCTCCTGCCACCGACGTCGGTCGTCGAAGTCATCGGGATTCATGCCGTCCACGTGGATGGGTGTCGCACCCCGGTCCCATGGGGTGTGCTGCTCCCGCCTCCGCATCGGCGAGTAGAGTTCAGGCTGGAAGGCGTCGGAGTGGGCATCGGCCCAGTCGATCTTGAGTCTCGGGTTGACGGCATACTGGCCGATGCGAGCCATCTGCTCACAGAGCCTGTCCACGCCGGGAGCGCCCTTCACCCAGCGCACATGGCCGTCAACCCAGAATGTCGTCGCGGTGTGGAGACGCTCGTACTTCTTGGTGGCGCCGCGCTCGAACTGGATGAAGTTGGGCATGGGCTCGTTCACATCGGCGAAGAAGTTGGCAAGCGCCAGTCTCCACGAGTCTTTCTTCCCGGCACGGGTCTTCTCATCCGTGATGGCAAAGATACGAAGTCCCTGCCTCCGGTAACGCTGGACCGTGGAGACCAGCAACTTGCCGAAGTCCTCTGCCCGCATCGTCGGGTTACCGAACCCCTCGATGATGAAGACATCCCCTGAACCGTCTCTGGGGTAGCCATGGATGACCATGACCGTCTCGTCCTTGTTCGTGACCTTGGTACCGTCCGAGAACGCCGTGTCGCAACAGATGGCGAACCTCAAACTGGACCAAGGCACGTCCTTCTTCTCCACCGCGCACTGGTTGATCTGCTCTCGCGTGATGGGGTTGAGTTCACTGATGGAGGGATCGTTCATGACCTGGGCCGCATAGCGGAGCGGGTCTGACTTCTGGTACCTGCGAAGTCGGTCCTCGGGCCATACGAGCGGCGTCGTCGGCTTTCCTTCAGTGTCACGGCCTGAGAGGAAGTAGACATGGATGTTGCCCTCCGGGTCGGTGGAGATGGAGTCCGTCGCCATCCCCGACACCGACGCTACACCCTGACTCCTGAACCCCACGCCGAAATGGTCCTCAGCGTCGTATCGGGTACCGACCCAGACCACCAAACCATCACCCTGAACCACGGGGATGAGCGAGGTGATCTGCGAGTTGACCGTCTGGAGCCAGTTGGTGTCGGTCGTCAACCGCTCGTAGGAGATGGGGTCGTCGTAGAACAGGGCGTCTGGGTGACTGCCGGTGATGGAAGTCTCGACGCCGAAGATGACCATGGAGGGGTCCTGACGAGAGGTGTTGCGCCTCGCCCCGTGGACGATCTCCTTGCCACTCCACTTGCGGGCTTGTCCCGACCAGTCGCCGTAGAGCTGAGTCCACCAAGCGTGGTGGTCGGAGCCATCGAGGACCGCCTTCATGGCTTCGAGCATCTTCTTCGCCAGGTCTTCCTTCTCCGCTCCCGTGGCTGTCGCTATCTCGGGGTCTCTCAAGTGCAGCCAGAGTTGGCCAGCACGGGTCATGAGCGTGGTCTTGCCGATCTCTCGGTGAACGAGAATGGCGAGATGCTTCTGGAGCTTCAAGCCCTGACGGCGCCACTCGAACCACTCATCCACATGCTTCTGGAACCAATCCGCCATGGGCTTGTGGACTTCGGGGTCGATCCATCGACGACCCTTAGGGTTGTTCCACGCGCCGAAGCAGATCTTGAAGAATAGCCAGAAGTCACGGCGGCACATGTCGCGCATCAACTTCGTGGCGACTTCCGAGTTCCAGCCGTAGTCCCTAGCCTTGGGTGGCATTGTCCATCTCGTCATCGATGCGGTCGGTCATGGCAGCGGCGTCCAGCTTGTGCTGCTTACGGTCCAAGAGGATCTTCTTCGCCTGCTGACGGCACCACTGCTTCTTGACAGCGATGCCCTTACCCACCGGGAAGCCGGGCGGGAAACCGCCGCGCTTGATCTCCGGGAACATCTGGTAGAGCTGCTTCAGGGTCTCCGGTAGTTCTGACTCATCGACGTTCAGGTCTTCGAGGGCGATCTTGGGAGCGGCGTGGTTCACCGGGCGTCTGGAGAAGGGAAAGGCGCGGCGGTAGGCGAACTGGGTGCCTATCTGGCCCAAGGACTGCATCATCATCGACATGAGTTCCAGCTTCTCCTCATCCCCCAGAGGCTCGGGGATGGTGGCGGCGGTGCCTTCACGATTCAGGACCAGTTGCAGGGCACGAAGCTGGGCGGTGCCCTCGCCGTTCCGAGCCACGTCGGAGACGAGCTTGAGAGCCTCCTCGAACGTGATGTTCCGGGCGTCGTTCTTGAGGTCGTTCATGCAGGCTTGATGGTGACGATCATGGAGACGTTGTCCACGGCGCCGGGCAATGTACCGGTGGCCTTGATAGCAGCATTGCTCAGGAGAGCCTTGAAAGCGACAT